AAAACTTTTTAACTTCACCAATTTCGCTACCAGAAACCATGCTAGCTGTTTTATTTCCTGTAGTGTTAAAAACGTAAAGTGCTTTATCTGAATCTAATGTTGCTGTTCCTGCTCCACCAGTAATCTCTTGATATGAATATGATATTCTTGCTTCAAAAATTGTGTCATTTTTTAAATTAATATTTCCAGTATTTTTAGTTGAAATATCCAAATTAATATTGGCATCATCACCTTCGGTTGTAATAGTTGGACTATTAGATGTTAAAGAGTTGGAAATCTTTATATTATTTACAGGAGATCCACTTACATTATCTAAACTTAAAATTTCAAAAGTACCAGTATTATCAAAAATAGTGGTATCCATTTTTGGATTAATTAATTGAAGATCAGTTATGGAAGTAAATGTATCACTATCTAAAATGTTACGCCAAGAACCTGCATGCGCAAAAACACCACGACCAATATCATGAACATGAGCAAACATGCCATGATAAGTTGTAGCGTTTGGTAAAGCGTCGGAATCAGCAAACACGTTACCATAGTAAATCTTTGATACTGCACCAGTAGAATCTTTCAGATAAACGATATTATCTGGACTTAAAATAACTGCTTCGCCACTACTATCTGGAATCTGGAATGTTACATCAGAACCAGGATCTTTTGGAGCAATTGTAGTTGTATTTGTAGTGCCTTCAATGACAATACCAGAAGTATCGAAAGTAATCCCAGAACCTAATGTGCTGCTATCAGTTCCGAATGCCTGATACAGTTCAACAAAGTTCTGATTAATCTTAGTGCCAGCACTGCGAAGGGTATCTCCGGTGCCGTCATTAGCAGTTGTACCTGTAGATATATTCTGTCTGGTCATGTTTTACTACTCGTTAAAACCTATTCTAATTTATTTATAATGCTTTTCTAAGCGGAATCAACTCTGTTTGGATCATAATGAGTAAACAGATCCTCATCCATAGTCTGTAGAGACTGATCAGAGAACTTATCGCTGTCATTCGAAGAGAACGTTGGTGAATTAGTATCAAGAACATCAGCGATAGAAGTATACTCGCCTTTCTGTGCAGCAGTAAGTCCGCCAATAGAATCTTGATAGAATCCGATATCACGATCAGTGTAGAATCTAATTGTTTCATCACTATCAACACCAGTCGAGCTGGTGAATGCAGTAGATACTTCAGTTGCTGTTGCCTCAAGAGTCAGAGCGCCTTCAGTTAGAGTATCAGCAATTGAAAGAGGAGAAACTGCAGAGATATTTCCTGCTACTGTTTCAAATTGCGTTTCAGCAAAAAGAGCAAATCCTGCAATGTGATTATATCTTTTATAAATGTCATTCCATTGAATTGTACTCAGAGGTGATTTAATCTGAATAGATAACACCTGCCAGAAACGAGAATCTTGAAGAAATTTAAGTGAGTCGGATCCAATCTGACTTTCGCCAACAGTAAACATCTGAGTCTTTGGATAAAATGCCTCCGCATCTACACCAAAGATATATCTAAAGAACGCAGGGATAGATACTTCAGTCCCCTTGGCTCTAGAAAACTGAGATACCAGCTTCAGTGTAAGTCTAGGTAGATCAAATCTATCAGCGCCAAGACCATTAATTTTTTCAAAGAAAAGATAATTTAAAAAATCTTCATTCGTACTCTCATTATCTTTTGCAAAAAAGATATTATCCAGTCTATTACGACCAGCTGCTAGTTCTAAATAATCATAATATTTTTTAAGAAACGTAACTAATGTCGGATACTGCTCCTGAAAATGCTCAGGCAGCAAGGTATCAACTTGCGGTTGATTAAAGTTTATATCTCGTCGATTACGATCTTCTAAGGTTACTGCAGCCATTAGTCAGTTACACCACTTACTGCGTTTGCCGCATTCAAGTCATCAGTTGCTCTTACAACATTAAATCCAAGGTCAATTACATGATTTCTTAATGGTTTAATATCAGCATCATTTGCTGGAGTGGCAATCACTCGAATGTAAGTATTACCTGAAGAAATTGAAGTCGGACTAAACCCTGTTAAATTAACAGTTCCTTTAGCCGCATCATAAGAGCCTATATTCGTAACCAAAATATTCTCATCAGTATCAATAATTTCTAAGATATTGCTAAAGTTATCTCCAATACGATTACGAATAGATGCAACCTTAGAGTCATATACAAAGTTATCGCTAGTAACGATTGGAGTTTCTTTATTCGGCAGAGCAAGTTTATTTAAGAAACTTAACTGATAGTCGGCAGAAACAAATCTTACTGAAGTTGCATCATATACAGGCGTAAATCTATTTTCCATGCGAACATCAATTGTAGAAGACAGAATCGCAGCATCCGATCCATCAATCGTCGAAAGAAGTTTAGACTTACGGAAAACGTCATTAAACTTTCCAAGATTAGATGCAAAGTAAGAAGCAATCGTTCTTTTAACTTTATCCTGAATACCTCTGCGAGTTAATGCTGTTACGCCTGACTCATATTTAATATTTGTTGTTAGATTGAGATATGTAAATGCTGGACTTACAATTTCTGTTTCAATTGAAGCAATCGAGAGGTTATCAGTAATCTCTGTAGCAATACGATCTTCAAGGGATGCTTTAAATGTAGCATCAATATCATCTTCATAGATAATAGAAACTAACACTTTACCATATTTTGCAGGAATATTATCTTCTCCGCCCCAAGCATTCATCGACTTAATACCTGGGATTACATTAGAAATTACTGCAATATAATCATTTGGTGTGACCAATCTTCCCTGAGCAAGATAAGAAAGTGGAGCGTTAATACGAATACTCTCTACATTTTCTTTTTCTGCACCAAGAGTTGATTTAGAAACTGTTGTGACAATCGGAGTATATGATACATTATCAACACTTACTGTAGTTGATGGTGTAAAGACTGCTGCTCCGTTTGCGACTTGACCGCTGGTTGAAAGATAAGTTGCTCGAATAATATTACCAACATCAGGAGCATCACCAGTAATCGTGCCATCGCCGAAGTTCAATTCATAAAATCCATTATAGGTTTCTAATGGCAAGAACAATCTGGTTTCTGCAGTAAATCCAACTAATTCTCCAGGAGAAAGATAGGACTGACCAACTGTATCTGCAGCGCTTTCAAATACTCTGACTTTTAAGGTTGAAAGGTCAAGTGTTGTATCTGGAATTACATAAATTTGTCTTTCTAATGTCTTATCGACCAAGAACGTCTTAACTTGCTCTGTTCCTTCTTTTACAGGAATCGCAAGATTACCGTCATCATCCTCAAATGTATAGATACCAAGAGCAGCAGCATCAATCTTTGCAGTATGCTCTTGCTGAGTTCTAAAGTAGTAAGTTACTTCATCCAGTTCTGCAGTAAATGTAAATCCTGCAGGAAGACGAATCTCTTCTGGTTTATTTGTTGCACCAGTTAAATTTAAAGATACATTTAATAATGCTGTAGATGCTGACCTAGATCTAGGAACATATCCATAGTTCAGACCAAGGTTTACCAGAGAAGATCTAAGTTGAGCAGTCTGCAAGAATGTTTCATTTAGTGCAAAGTTACCGAGCAGTGCATTTTGATGTGTATTATATGCCAAAACATCAGCAATGACTGAAAGTCCAGAAGCATCAAAATCATAATCTTGAAACTCTGTTTGAGTTTTCATATATTCAAGGATCTTACCTCGAATAAATGCAAAGTCAAGCTGGGATGAATTAATTACTGTTGCCATGTCTTATCTTAACCTTGAGAATGCTGTTTGTATCTCTACTACTTCGTCTGTACTTACGACTCTAAATCTAATACTCACATTTAATGAGTTTCTATCAATTTCATCCAAAACTCTCACATCAAGTAGCTCTGCTCTTGGTTCAAAGTTTTCGATTGCTAGTCTTACATTTAATTCAATTTCATCAATAACATCAGGGGTAACTGGTTCAAATAATAAAGCACGAATGTTAGCGCCAAAGTAATAATTAAATGGTCTTTCTCCAAAATTAGTTTGGATTAAAGTCTTTACTGCTTGTTTTACCGCAGCAGCTTCAGTCTTTTTAAAAATATCCCCATTTGTCTTCTTGGCAAATGTCAGATCAATATCTGAATAAACCTGCTCTCTAGCAGATACAATACTTCGTACTGCTAAGTTAGCATCTTCAATAGAGAGTGATTTAGTTACTGCCATTCATAAATTCCTGTTTATTAGATATTTATACAGCCAACTCAGCGAGTCCGTCTTTCAGTGCGACATTGTAGTTGTATTCTGTTCGAATATTCCTACGAAACTCTCCAATATATTTATCAGTCACTTCAGGCATCGTTACAATAATTTGTGCTGTATAATCTACCTTGGGATCAACTGTATCAAAACTTAAAATTAATTCATCAAATAATGCTGTATCTTTCCAGTATGATGCAATATTAAATACTGCAGCAGGATCTAGATTTCCTTCTAGATTCCTAACTTCATAAACTACAGCACGACCTTTAGTTTGTAAATCAAGAATACTTCCAGAGGTTACTGTTTGATTTGTCTCAGGAGCATATAATCCTTCAGAAACAATTAAACTGTGTTTACCGAATCTTCCTGTATTATTCCTAACTCCATTCATCATCATAGATTGAAGATAAAAATACTTTGCGACTTCTTTGCGATCAGCAATTGTTGTCTTGCTGTTTAATGCACTACCAGCAAATGTTGATAACGGAATGCCTCCACCAAGTTTAGTTCCATTCGTAATATCAGAAGCGAGAACAGGATTATATTGTTTTTCTGGAATAATATTTTTAAACCTTAATCCATCAATATATCTAAGTTTGGGGATACTCGGATTACCGTAAATTCGAGTACCATACTTTCCTACGGATTCGGTCGATTGTATTCTCTTAACAGCAGTGGGTGTTGACTGCATATATCTAAAGTTTAACACCTCTCTAGCCAAGGCAAATCCGATTAAGAACTCATCAGTCCTATTAGCAGGATCTCTGAGTAGTCTTCGAATATCTGCAGTTGTAATGTTTTCGTTGCGAATGATCATTTATAAACCCAATCCTAATGCAACACGTTCTCTCAGATCAATAGATTGCTTAATCTTATCAGCTTCATCAACTGTAATCTGCATAATACCTTCAGGAGAAGCAGCAAGAGTTGTAGTTATGCTACCAGCAGTTGGTGCAGTATAATTAAAGAATCCACTGATAACTGATTCTGTCCCTGCGACTGTTAAAGCTACAGCAGCTCCAGAGGTTGGATCAAATGCAGTAATATCACCTGCTGTGTTAAGAGCACCAGCAGCTGTTATAGATCCTGAGGTGCTTATCGCCCCATCAATAGTTGCTGTCCCATCAACTGTTAAATTTCCATTTACAAATAAATCACCTTCAAAAGATAATCCATAATAATAAACTGCCGGTCCGCCGATAGTACCTCCGCCTGCAGCGACATTAACTGTAGAACCAGTCACATTAACAGTAGTCGATGATATAGATGTTTTAGTTTGCGAAGAAATATGAGTATTAGCGCCAGATAAAAACTCAGCATCACCTTTTACCCAGTTACTTTGCTTCTGTTTAACGAAACTATTCTTGTCTCCGAGAACCAGCTCGGTGCTTGTTTCGCCAACAGTTGTGGATTTATTATTTGTTACTGTAGTTTCTTGATCATCTTGATATTCTTCAATTACAGATTTTTTAACAACTTCTGTCTTAGTACCTTCAACGGTTGTTTCCATATTACCTTTGACAGTCAAACTCATA